TAAACAAACCAATTGTCACCGCCTGTAATTGGGTCAGGCAGTGTATAAGTGCCACCAGCCCCCGTGTAGTTGAACATTTTAGCTCGATCATCCACACCACTCGTGAAGTTAGTATTAAACGTGGTCACTGGTACGGACTGCGATAAAACGGTACCAATGGCAACTATACCTGTACCAGCTAAGGAACTTGCATTAGCAGTTGATGTAGTGGCACCGTATTGAAGAAATACCCATGTGCCTTGTGTAGTGCTATTATCGGTCAGATAAAGTTGATAAACTTCACCTGCGGCAATTGATCCTAGTTGTCCACCGTTTGCATCTTTTACAAGAAACGTGTGAGCACCCTTGTTATTGAATAGTATTGTATTACCCGTGCCACTTTTTTGAGCGTCTGGGACAATGATGCTAAAAGTCGGTGACGCTGCTGCTTGTGTTACGTCAATTATTCGGGTAGCTAAGTTTGTATTCGTTGAAGTTTCTTCGGGCCAACTCAGCGTGACATCAGCCGATAAGTTTTGAGTGCTATAACTAATTTCACTAGGGTAAATGTTCGCACCGCCAAAAACGTCTTGATAAATAGGCATTATGCTTCACTCCTTTGTGCCGCACGATCAAGTATTCTTCCTAAGTCTTGACCGTTGAATGCTTGAGCACATCGGTCATATAGACTTTGCCATAACTGTACTCTCTCATCGTTTTTCAAAAATGGGGTTGCCTCAAGTAATGAAGCGTACAACACCAACTCCGGTGCGTAGTCCGTCAGCCAATTACTTTGTAAGTTTGGACCTAGCAGTGCAGGTTGTTCATAGTAAAGGATTTCTAATGTACTAGCTGCATTTGGTGTTGGAGCAATTAACCAATTAGCGTAGTCGTAATCAGCATAGAATTGAGGTGATGCTGTTTGAGCTTCATTAGGCCAGTAATTACGAAGGTACTCATATGATCTTGTTTGTATTGGCGTTCCGTCTACCGTCATAGAAATCGTGTCACGCCATCTGTCTGGCTTGAGATAAGTGCTAACACCGATAGACAGAGGCGTTGTTATCGCTCGGATAAAACCTTCAATTTTGAGTTCACGAGCTATACGCCTCTCCGCCAACGTAACTAAACGTGGCAATTGATCAAAAACAATTTGATCACTAGCTTGTGTAAACCCACGCTCAAGATACCTGCGTATGTCCTCTAACAAGCTATCATATGTCATTGTATAGCTCATGGCTTAGCCCTTACTCTGAACTCTCTTCCGAGCTTTCCTCAGAACTTTCTTCCGCAGCTTTTCTGGCCGCTTCTATTTCAGCTAATTGAGCCTCTCTCGCTGCGGCTAGTTCTGCCATAACAACCGCTGGATCTTTCCAATCTGGATTGGCTGTCCAAGTTGTTCCGTCGAACATATATTTGTTACCAGCCCATGTCTCGGATGGTCCCTCAATATTTTCGTACAATGTACAATCGTTTTTACTATGACACCCGACATATAAATCAGGGTTATTTACTGGACCTATTGTTATTCTTTCCTCTTCCATTAAAATTTCTTTGTCATCTTCGTACAGAAATTTACTTAGTTTTGTAGAATTTTCTACGATGGTTTTCATTATGGTGCTCCTTTTAGTAATAATTGTGTTGTTGATACAGCTTTTCCTATCTCTGTATTTCCTGTAGCCGTGGTGGTTATATTACCGTTAGTTTGGATGTAGTAAGTAGAATCTATTGTAAGTGAGTTTGGCGTTCCGTTAGTAACATAGACAATGGCATTCCCAAGAAAACTGCTGGTCTGATCTCTATATGAAATTAGTGTCCTATTTGCATTTGAATCATATGCAATTGCTGTAGATGTTGTGTTAATTGCTGCACTCGTTACTACAATCGGAGTGTCAAAACTTATAGAAGTACCTGAAACCGTACCTGTAATAATTCTCAAAAAATTATCGCTTGAATGTGTATAAGTTATAATAACTTTATTGAGGCTTGAATCGAAGGCTGATTGCAATGTTTGTCCACTAATTGCCACGCTTGTAAATGGCACGGGCGAACCAGCCGTTACCGTTGAACCACTGACATTGCAGACCACCACCTTGCCCAAATTGTCACTCGTATCTTCGTATGGCACAACAACTTTGTTATTTTGGCTATCAAAACAAATCGTGTGACCTTCGCCGGTAACAACATTAGCACTGGCAGGGTAGAGAAAACTCCCCCATGATATGGTCCCACCGGAAACTTGCCCTGCTACAACTCCAAGTCCGATACCAGCTATTTGACAGGCTACTACCGTTCTATCGGCATTAGAATCATAAATAGCATTGATATAACTTACACTTCCGGGGTTTGGTGGTGAGCCTGAAGCAGACCCGAATGTAATAGCACCTCCTGAAATTGTACCTAATCGTGCATATAAATCATTATATTGTTTATAACAAACGACCGTTACTTGGCTTGTCGAATCGTAAGTAATATCTTGGGCAGCAATCGTATCTACACCGTTATAATTTACACCACTTCCGAATGTAATTCCGCTTCCCGATACCGTTCCAACCCACGCATATCCATTGTAATTAAAATTGGTTGGGTTTGACGCAACTGCTACTATTTTATCAGCCGATGCATCATAAGTTATTGCGTTATAACTAGACGAAAGTGCTTGGTAAGTTGCAACGGCACCTAAAGTATTCGTGTTATTTGCAGAATTTATTGAGCCGACAATTGCACTACCGTACCCCGTAGCTGGATTTTGAAAACCAAAAACAACTTGATTGCTTCCACTATCGTAAACGGCTGTAACGTCAACCGCACCGATATTACCTGTAAATGCCGTAGGCGTTCCTGTTTCGCCCACACTTGGTTCGGTTGTTGTTGCTACCCCACCTTGGGGATTGTATTTACCACTATTACCGCTAGTGATTGCCTGCGCAGTTATCCCAATGAAATTAGCTAGATTATTGGTTGTTCCATCCATTGTGTAAACAACCCCTTTACCATCTCCACCGGGATACTCTCTCCAACCAATAGCCATATTTTGTGAACTTGAATCATAAATTATAGGTCTCTCTACAATGTACTGATTAGTGTTTTCAACATCCAAAATAGTTCCAGCTGTCCAATTACTCGATGTAGCGTTGCTTGTATCAACACTTACTACCTTTAAATGATTACTACCATCCGCATAAAGCACACCAACTTTTTTTAATTCTGGGTGATATGCAATGCCGTTGCCATATTGCGTGTTCACATTTAGCAAGGTTGTCATATTAACAGTGGTTGCCACTGTAGCTGCGTTTGAACCTGTAATTTTTATAGTTGTCAAATTTGCATCTACATTTGTCGCATCCCACCATAGTAGATTGTGTTGTTTATTTTCGCTATCATACGTTATGTATGGGTCATATCCTGTGTAATTGGTAGCACCAGATCCATTAGTAATTACTTGTAAATTCCAAAATATTGTTGCACCACCTGAAGATGGAACAGTTACCGCAAAAGCCTGCATGGGCTGTGCACCCGAATTTTGAGGTACTGCTACCACTATACACTCATGGACAGGATCATAAGAAAGAGCGGGAGGTGCTTGATAGTTATAACCATAATAGGTTGTACCACCAAAGTTGTAATATACTCCTGTCCACGATGTACTGGAGCCACTTATTTGTCCGATATTATGATAAAGGTTACCGGGGTTTGCATTAACAGGCCAAACTGTAAAAAAACGATCCGATGAAGGATCGTATTCTATACCAATCGCATAACCACCATGACTGCTTACAGTCACACCGCTTCCACTTTCCCACGTAACTGTTGTACCACTGACAGTTAACTGTCTGGCTAACCAATTACCCGTAACAGTATTGTCTTGGTATACTACAACCGCTTTATTATCGGTGGTGCTATACGCACCGTTTATATACGTTGCGACAACACTAGATCCAACCACCTCTGTACCAAATGTAATGGTGCTTCCACTTATTGTACCCGCGACTGCCGCAAGATAATTATTCGTATTTTGGTAAAGAAAGACAACCGCATTTTGATCAGGATAATAAAATCCGTCAATGTCATAGTTTCCAGCAACGTCCGGTGAAAATTGTGCCTCGCTACCTAAAGAGGCAGTCACTGTCGTTTCACTCACCGCCTCTATCTGTCCGTTTGACAGGAGTGCTACTGTTTGCCCCGTGGATAACGTTCCGGATGCTATGGCTCTAGCTTCTTTGGCACCGCCACCTGAAGGAAGAAGATCAGATAAATTTGTCACGTTTGAAACTCCAAGTTAATACTGGACG